TTTCGAGATCAAGTTGAACTCGCCGCAGCGAACGGTACATTCGGACACGATTCGCTGGAATGGGAGGCTCCTAACTTCGGCGGAGATCACTACAATAGCGAAACCTTCTTCCAGCCTGATGCCGAAGAAGTCAAACGCGTTAAACGTGTCCGTGTCATCGAACGACAGTACCGCAAACTTACGCGTACTGCATTCTTTGTTGATCGCCCGACAGGTGATATGCGACGCGTTCCTGAGGGATGGCAAAAAGAACGTATAGAGCAGTTCGCCTTCCAGAATGAGCTCGACCTCATTTGGAAGCCAGAGCGCCGCGTTCGCGTAACAATCACCGCTGACAAACTGATCCTGCACGATGGCTGGAGCCTGTTCTCCCGCATCGCTGTTGTTCCGTTCTTCCCGTACTTCCGGCGTGGCCGCCCGTTCGGTGTAGTGCGCAACCTCATCGATCCGCAGGACATGCTCAACAAAGTCACTTCGCAAGAACTGCATGTCGTCAACACGACCGCGAACTCGGGCTGGATGTTCCAGACTGGGTCACTGGTTAACATGGATCGTGATGACTTAGTACAACGTGGATCGCAAACAGGACTCGTGCTCGAAGTTGCCGAGGGGGCAGAAATGCCCGTCAAGATCCAGCCTAACCAGATCCCAACCGGGCTGGCTGAGATCGGTGCGAAGGCAGGCACGTTCTTCCGCGAGATCAGCGGCGTCAACGAGGCGCAGCTCGGTACGGAACGATCCGACTCTTCGAAGGCGCTGGATTCCCGCAAACAAGGCGGCATGGTCCAGCAGGAAATCATCTTCGACAACCTGGCCCGCACGCGCGAGCTCAGAGCCGAGATCATGTTGGAGATGGTGCAGAACTACTACACCGAGACGCGACTGATTCAGGTGTTCTCGAAGAACGAAGATGGCGACACCGTACAGTCCGAACTCACGGTCAACGAGCCGATGGAACAGATCGACCCGGGCACACAGGAAGCTGTTGAGTTCATACGCAACGACCTGACCCTCGGAGAGTACTCTGTCACGATCACCACAGTACCCCGGCGCGAAACATACGACGAGGGGCTGTTCGACCAGCTGTTCCAGATGCGCGAGGTCGGCGTTCAGATCCCGGATCACGTTATGCTCGAACACTCGTCTCTGCCTGACAAAGAAGACGTCGTCGATATTGTTAAGCAAATTCAAGGGCTTGCAGCGCCGACGCCGCAAGAGCTCGAGCGCCAAGCGCAGATTGAGAACTTGGAACTCCGCCTGCTCGGTGCGCAGGTAATGAACGAGGAAGCGCACGCGATCGAGCGCAAGGCTAATGCCATGAAGTTGCAGGCACAGGCCGGCGAAGCGGAAGCTGCGCCAGAGATCAAGAAGCTGGAAATCGGCACCACCGCCCGCGTCGAAATGGAGAAAATGGGCGCTGCCGAGCGTACCAACGACAAAGATTTGATGACCAGGATTCGCATTGCTGGTGGAAAAGAGAGTACAATGACCAACATTGCGAAAATCGAGTCCATGACTGATCGCAATACAGCCGCCCTGAACCGGCGTGCTGGATTGGAGAAGTCGCTGATGGACTTGAGGAGCAAAGCGGAAGATCGCAAGGCCGCGCAGAAGGACAAATCTGCGAAAGACAGCGCTAAGAAATCGCCCAAGAAGGCGTAAAACGGAGTAGAACATGGGACGTAAAGACGATCCGGACCTGAGTCCGGAAGCTGCACTCGCTGCCGATTTAGGTGACCCCGAAAAGCGAAGACTCGACCAACTCGCACACCTCGGTGGAGAGGTTGACGAAATCGACGACTTCGACCCCACTGACCTCGACGACGGATCAGTCCTCCCAGAAGACTGGGATCCAGAAAAGAAGCCGGAAGCCAAAGAAGATGACGATGAGGATTCTGACGAAGGATCCGATTCTGAAAGCGATGAGGCGGAAGCTGATAAAGAGGACGACGCCGATGAAGATGAAGATGATGCTACAGAGGCTGATGATTCAGAGGGCAAAGAAGACGACGCCGAAGACGACGCCGAAGACGACGCCGACGAGAGTGACGATTCGGAAGAAGCAGATTCAAAACCGGCGCCGAAAGGAATCCCAAAACACCGCTTCGACGAAGTAAACGAACGGCGCAAAGCAGCCGAGAAAGAGCTCGGGGATCTCAAGGCGGAGAAAGCCGCAGCAGCCAAAGGCGAGGAAGAGACCTTTGATTTCGACGAGGCCGAGAAGCAATACATCGAGCTGACGCTGGATGGCGACACCGAGGGTGCTCTCGCCAAGCGCAAGGAAATACGCGCGGCCGAGCATGCTGAGTGGAAGGCCGAGACGAAAGCCGAAACCCGCACTGAGATCTCTACTGACGCTGAGACGGCCGAGCTCGTGGGTCTCTCGAGAGAGGCTGAGGGCATGTTTGAGGTTTTCGATCCGAACAGCGAAGACTACAATCAGGACTTGCTCGATAAGGTCTTGGTCTTCATGCGAGGGTATGAGGCCAGCACCGACATGACGCGATCGGATTGTTTCGTCGCCGGCTTGGCTGACGTAGTCGACATGTACGACCTGATGCCGCCTGAGGAAGACAAGGACGATCCGAATCCCGATCCGAAGCCGACTGGTAAGAAGAAGGTCGACAAGAAGAAAAAGGACATCAAGAAGCAGGCCCATCAGCCTGTAGGTGACGAGGGTTCAGCCTCAGCCGACACTGGTGCCGCCAACATCGGCAGCATCGAGGATATGACCGACGAGGAGTTTGACGCTCTGCCTGAGAAAACCCAGGCCCGGCTCCGCGGAGACATCCTGTAAATAACTGTGTGCCCCTGTTGACAATAGTGTCAGCAGGGGTGCATAATCAGCACTCGTCCTACGCTCCGGACGTTAAACCTGTCAGCGGAGTCGATCTCCTTAAAAGCGGAACAACGTCGCCCGACGGTAAAGTAGGGAACCCATAGTACTTTTTTGTTTCGTTTTAATCTTTGGAGAGTCTATTATGACTGTTACAAACTTTAACTCGCTGACTGACGAACAGAAGACCGTATGGTCCCGTCAAGTTTGGAAAGCTGCGCGCAACTTAGCGTTCACGACCAAATTTACGGGCAAGGGTCCAAATTCTATGATCCAGCGTGTAACGGAACTCACGAAGTCTGAGAAGGGAACTCGCGCTGTACTCACGCTGGTCGCCGATCTTGAAGAAGACGGTGTTGGCGGTGACAACCAGTTGGAAGGCAACGAAGAAGAGATCAAGGCTTACGACCAAGTAATCCAGATCGACCAACTTCGTAATGCTAACCGGCATAAAGGTCGTCTCGCTGATCAGAAGAGTGTCGTGAATTTCCGGGAACAGTCCCGTGACGTTCTGGCTTACTGGCTAGCCGATCGAATCGATCAGCTTGCTTTCCTGACGCTGTCTGGCGTCGCTTACACGTTCACGAATCGTGGCGCCTCCCGTGCATCGAGCACGTTCTCGGGCCTCGACTTTGCGAGCGACGTAAGTGCTCCTTCAACCAATCGTTATCGTCGGTGGGACGCTACGACCGGTCTCGTTGCTGGCGCAACGGCATCAGTAGCTGCCGCTGATACGCCTTCGTGGGCTATGATGGTTGAGCTGAAGGCATTCGCCAAAGACAAGTATGTTCGCGGTATCAAGGGCCCAGGTGGACAAGAGTTCTACCATGTGTTCCAGACGCCGAAGGGCATGGCTAAACTGCGGCAGGATCCTGACTACCTGGCAAACGTACGGAACGCTGGCGTTCGTGGCGGAAGCAACGAATTGTTCAAGGGTACCGATACGGTCATGGTTGATGGCCTCATGATTCATGAATATCGTCATGTCTACAACACCGCTGGTGCCGATTCTGGTTCCAAGTGGGGTTCGGGCTCGACGGTTGACGGACAAGCTGCATTGTTCTGCGGCGCCCAAGCAATGGGCATGGCAGACATCGGCGCTCCGGAATGGGTCGAGAAGGGCTTTGACTACGACAACCAGCAAGGTATTTCGGTTGGCAAACTGTTCGGCTTCTTGAAGCCGGTCTTCCGTTCTAACATTGACGCGACTGACGAAGATTTTGGTGTCATTCGCTGCAATACTGCGATTTAAGGGAGATATCACATGTCTACACGATCTGATCTCGCACGCGGCGAAGCTACCACTCGTAGCTACCTACTCGTCGTATCCGCTGGCTTTGACTACGCTGACTTTACGTCAGGCACTGGTCTGCCTTTCTGCACGCTTCCAATCGGCGCAATCGTCGCAAGTGGCCTCTGCCGCATCACGACTGCGTGGAACTCCGGTACGTCCGATAGTCTCGAGATTGGCGACGCCTCTGATCCAAACGAGTACTTGAGTGCTCTCGACGCAACAGCGGTTGCTTCTACGCCGTTCACGCTGTCGAACGTTTTCGATATCTCGGCTGGCTCAATCACCCCGGCAATCGTTGCTGCCTCTGACGAAATTCTCATCGAGATTACGTCGGCCGGCACAGCTGCGACCGCTGGTATTGGTGATGCTCACATGTTCTACTTCGACCCGACAAAGGCCGACGAGAACTACGAGTAATCGTCACACCGTAACATCCCCTCGGGCATCTGCCCGGGGGGCTTTTCAATAAGAGGAATATGTCATGCCAATGATGAAATCCCCGTATGCTCACCAGATAATCTCAACCACCGGCCACTCAGTAGAGTTCGAAGCTAATGTACCCGTTTGGGTACCAGAGTCTAAGGGTCTCACTGAGGAATGCCTCGAGCGCGGCGCCGTGTTATGCGACGACGAACCACCCGTTGAGGAAGTTGTAGCCCCTGACGAAAAGAGCGACAATGATGATGATGCGGCAGATGCATTTGAAGTTGGGCTGAACCAGGCTCTGCTGAAGATTCTGACCCGCAATGACCCGGAAGACCTGAAGACCGATTTGACACCGAAGGTCAACAAGGTCGTGGCAGAAATGTCACCAGATCTGCGCCGCCCGACAGCAACGGAAATTTCCGATGCTTATCAGGTACTGCAGGAGAACATTGATCTAGCGGAGTAAGGAATGTCAGCCACGGTACAAAACGTAATTACCGAAGTTCGGTATACGATTCATGACGAGGACGCTAGTAACTATCGATGGACTGACGCTGAGCTCATAGCTTACGTCAACGCCGCTTCGCAGCGGATAGTTACGCTTGTGCCCGAGGCCAATCTTACTGCGTCAATAATCACGATCAACAACTCGATCGCAAAACAAGCATTACCGACAGGGGGCATTAAGTTCGTCAAGGTGCTGAACAACGTCAGCGAGTCTGATGGCACCACACTTGAGGGGGCTGTGCGTCAGGTAGAAAAGGACGCACTAGACTCCTTCGACCCGACTTGGGAAGCCGACACTTCCATCAAGGTGGTGGCGTCTTCGTCCGAGTTGTTCGACCACTACTGTCACGATCCTCGCGATCCGACAGCGTTCTACCTGTACCCGGCGGTCAGCGGTACAGGATATGCGAACGTACAGTACTCGGCAATCCCGACTGCCATGACGGTTGTCGGCGACACGATACCACTATCCGACGAGTACCTGACAGCGTACAATACCTATGTGATCTACCGCGCCCTCACCAAAGAGAGTGTCCATGCAATGCCTTCCGAATATCGAGAGGGATTATGGGACAACTTCCTGCAGGCGCTGGGTCTCAGGCTACAGGCTGACAAGCGTGTCAGTCCCGATGAAAACGCTGCGCCGGAGGCACCATAATGGCCGTTGCTATATCGACCCTCATACCCGAACTTCGGTTGGAGCTCCCGAACGTACCTGCTCCGATCCTGAACGCTGCGCTCTTCCGAGTCATCCGCCAGTTCTTCTGGGAATCAGAGGCATGGAAGTACACATATGATAATGGACTCGACTGGACGCTGACTCAGCTCGCGCTTGAAACTCCTGTTGCAGGCACCGACATACCGGCCAAGTGTGTCGTTAAGCGAGTTGATTCGATCCAGTACGATGTGGGTGGCGACGCATGGGACAGGGAAGTCCCCTTTAAGACTCGTGACGAGCTCGACCGCGCTGACCCCAACTGGCAGACTGCAGTTGGCTCGACTCCGTATGCATGGACGCACGGTAACGATGGCGGCGCAGTAGTAACTCCACAGGTTGCTGCAACCGTAACCACAGCGTTCCTTATTAAGTCTGTCGTCGCTCCGGTCTTCACGCTGGTAGCGGACACGCTACCGGACTTCTTGTATTACGAGAACGAGGAATACTTCAAAGCCGGCGTCTTTTATCAGTTGATGAAGATGACCGGGAAAGATTGGTCGGACGCTAAGGGCGCGGCAATTAACGGCGCCATATTCTCTGCGGGGATTGAGAAGACCAAGTCACGCGCTGAGGTCGACTACGGCCAACCTTCGGACACGATGTCTTATGGCGGGCTTTAGAATAACGAAGTTCGGGGGCATGCGCCCCGTTCGATCGGCGCTGAAGTTACCCGATGGTGAAGCTCAAGTAGCTACCAACGCTCGTCTCGGATCCGGCGATCTGAAACCATGGGTGGACGTTGACTCGGGCACCGCAGTCAAGAACGTATTCAGCAACCGAACAATACACAAATACGACAACGATGGCGACCCGATCTGGCTCGAGTGGAACCGCTTCGTTGACGTAGCACCAGGCTCTGTCAAGGGTGACGACCTCGAGCGCATCTACTACACCGGCGACGGTGTTCCGAAGATGACGTACCGCACGATCGCTGCTTCGGGCTCCGGCCCCTACCCGGCCACATACCGTCGCTTAGGAATTCCTGCCCCAACCGTCGCACCGAATGTATCAGGTACGGCACTGCCGGAGACGGTTGAATCTGGCAACCGGCGTGCCATAGCAGGCACCATCAAGACCAACAAGCTGGAAATAGTACACGTAGATTTCGTCGAGTACCCCGGCACAGGTACTGCCAACGAGCTGTGGAACCCCACGGCCGCGGGACAGATAGCATTTGACCTGCAGCCGGGCGACACAGTCAAAGTTACCGAAGTTATCAACGCTAACAAGGTCCGTCTGGGGTCGGCTACGGATACGGGCGCGTTTGCCGTAACAGCAGCCAATGACGACTCGTCCACCGACTTCCTCTTGGCAATGAGCAACGATGGCAACAACCAGACCTTCACGGGCAAAGGCTGGCGCCTACCCGATGGTGTCGAGGCGACCATAACTGGCCACCTGTTGCGCGTCGGCGATGTTATCAAGGTCACCCGCGTTGACCACACAGCAGGGCTGATTCTCCAAGCAGTCACCGCCGATGACTTCCATGAGTCAGGCTGGAACTCACCGGCGCAAGTAACCATAGATGGCTCTACGTTCTACCAAGTTTCCAACGCCACGGTGACAGCAAGTGCCGATGGCACCACTGACTTCACAGCACTACTCGGTGGCTTCTACTATGACGTCGAACGCGCGTCCTCTGACTCCGACATCCTGGAAGACAGGTCGTACGTGTACACATGGGTATCCGCTCTGGGCGAAGAGGGCCCGCCATCGAAAGCATCAGCAGTCATCAGTACGCTGGATGGGGACACCGTAAGTATCTCTGGCATGCAATCGCCGCCCACGGTCTTCCGAGACATTACGCACATCAACATTTACCGCACAAATTCAACGCAGGCCGGCACCGAGTTCCAGTTCGTCAAGCAGATCGACGTGTCTTCGAGTGCTTCGGAGAACGTGAAAGCCTCGGACCTCGGTGAGGTAATTGGCACGACTACTTGGAGCCCACCGCCGGCCGATATGGCAGGCATTATATCGATGCCCAATGGCATGATGGTCGGGTTCGAAGGCAAGAACGTACACATGTGTGAGCCGTACTTCCCCCACGCATGGCCACCTGAGTACGACCAGGCAATCGATTATGAGATCGTCGGTGCCGCCGCGATCGGCAACTCCGTGGCTCTCCTGACAGAGGGTGTGCCATATATCCTTAGTGGCTCGCACCCACGCAACACGAACATCCGCCCGTACAAACTCAATCAAGCGTGTGTCAACAAAGAGTCCATCGCCTCTACCGAGGACCGCATCATCTACGCATCCCCCGACGGACTGGTAGAGATCAGTGTCAACGGCGCGAAGCTGATTACCGGCGACTGGCTGGATAAGAAGGAATGGGCTGCTTACTCCCCAGCTACCATCGTTGGTGAGCTCCACGACGGTAAGTACTTCGGGTTCTGGGATGGCCCGGATAGCGTGACGCCACCACCTACCAGTGCTGGAATGACAGGCACGGTATTAACAGATGATGTTGACTTGCTAGAGACGGATATCGTCGCCGGCGCTAAGACCATCTTACTCACTTTGACGAGTGATACATGGGTTGCAGCCGGCGCCACGTTTAACGCTGAGCGCCAAGCCATAATTAACGGATTCACATCGAACGATGACTTTGTCACCGGTTTCGATAAGGCTGCGCGGATCAACATACCAGTTGGGGACGTCGTACGCACAAGCTCTACTCTGGTCACGATCACGCTCAGCGCTCGCGCCGAGTACAGTATCACTACTGCGGAGAGGATCTCCTGCACGATCCCGGGATCCGCGCTCACAGCTGGCGACGACATAACGCCCGCTGAGACATTTGTCATTAACCCGCTCCAAGATTACAGCTCGAAGGCGATCGGTTTCTCTGCCTTTGACAACGGCGGAACGGATCTCGCCTATGCAGTCGCTTCGGAGCTCGACATCATCGACTGGGACTCTTACGCTGGCGTTGGCAAACTCAATACCAACGAGATCACACCAACCGACGCGACGTATGCAGCATCTCTAGATCGCTGGGTTGTGGTGAGCAACAACGGTTCCGGCGCAAGTCAGCAGCCGAGCACTGCCAACGTCTGTACGTCAGACGATGACGGTGTATCGTTCATCGCCCGCGCGCATCGGTACACCAATGTCAGTAGCAAAGTACACTCGGCAATATGCTGGCACCCAACACACAATACCTTCGTAATAGGTGGAGAGAACCTACTTCTGCAGACCTCACCCGACGGGTTCACTTGGTCCCTGCCTTCTGTAGATGCCTCAGTCCCAGCAACGGCTGATATCGTGGCTGTCATGATGGCGGATCTGGACTCACCATACGTATATGCAGCGGTGTCTGGTGCAGACTTCCTATTGCAAAGTCCGGATCTCAGTGCTGCACCACCGACTAATACGTGGGCCGCGATCGCAATATCATACCCGGCCGCAACCGGCAGTAAACATGCTGCCTCGGGCGATGGTGTGATACTTAGCGTAGGCTCCGGTGTAACAAACTTGGAGGTCGCCAGAACCGTGCATGGCGCGGCATCAGGGGCTTCCATCGGTACCATTAACACATTCAACTGTGTCGGCGTGATATATGCGAACGACCAATGGGTATTCATTTCGGATAACTTCCGGACGGTAACTTGCGCTGGCGGAGACGACTCTGACACGATCGGTAACTACTCTGCGATTTCTTCGGAACACGTAGCCGCCATTACAGTGTCTGGTATCAAGTACGATGAGGGTGACGGAATAACTCAGGGGTATGGTTACGTAGTACATGGTGTCGCTGACGGATCTAGCAAGGGTGTCATCTACACGAGTCCGGACCTGTCCACTTGGACACTTAGACACACGCACACTCAGTCCGTAGCAATCACAGCACTCGCTACCAAGTACCCAGAGACTCAGTTGGCAAGTACCCTACTGAGCTTCTCGCCCACGCTCAATGGTGCCCAGGCACCAACCATCGTCGGCGATTCATTTGCGGATTACATATCGTCAGATAACACGAGAACAGCGACAGCGCAGTGCGAGACGGATATGTATCTCGAGAAGGTAACCGGCGACTGTACTATCAAGATCGTTGGCCGGCAGAGCGGCGTAGACTCCGATAATGGTAGCACTACCGCGCAAGCACAGACGACTATCTTCAACCTCGGCGCAGAGCCGGATAAGGTCCGTATCACAGTAACGGACGAGACTTTCACTGGGGGCTCGACCGGCGCGTCGAAGGACCTGATTTACAACGAATACGTGGATGGTGCCTTCGAGGACCGCGTGATCAACCAGCTGTATGGTGTGCAGGCTGACTGTAGAAATTCGCAGGCGCCGTTCCCATCCGAGCCGTTGGAGACGATAGGTAGCTCCCAACTTACGGTGCAGTTTACGTTCCGCAAAGAAGGGTACAACGACTACTCTATTTCGTATAAGATCAGGGCTCGAGCAACATCGAGTACACCACTGTAATGGCCGGTTTAATAGTATTCAGCCCAGACGATCCTGACATCGGCTTCTCAACTGCTGATGACGTTGCCGTGAATGTCTTCTTGGACATCCTCACCGACACGCTGTACTACTCCGATGGCGCGGCCATCTACGAGTGGGAAGGCGGCAGCACCGACATGACGTACATATGGAAGTCTGGCAAGCTGAGACTGCCCTACCCTACAAATCTGGGGGCTGCGTTAGTGGAAGCGGAGACGTACTCCGACGTCGTGTTCAAGCTGTACGCCGACATCGATGGCACTATGACACTGAAGCACACGCAGACAGTCGCGGACAACAAACCGTTCCGGCTCCCCGGTGGCTACCAGTCACACACTTACGAGATCTACCTCACCGGCACTGACGTAGTTTCCAGCGCCGCCATAGGCGAGACGGTCTTCGATTTGTCCGAGGCGTAACCATGGGTCGCAAAATAAAAGACCGCATCGGGCGACGCCGACTTCCGAATATCGACGTACCGCAGACTGATAACCAGGCGCTCCGCGATTGGGCCGAGGGTATTAAAGAGCACCTACGTATGTACGAGGGTGACAGCGGTGCTCCCAAGGAACGCTTCGTAACGCTCGAGGAGCTTGAGGCCGCTGGCCTTGTCACACTCGAAACCAAACAGAACTTCGCGACCATCAGCGAGAAGCTTGGTGATCCGGTGCCCACGGTCAAATCGGACAGCCAGAAAATTTCTACCGGTACACCAGGCACGGGCCCGGGGACCCCCGGTGCCAACGCCGTAACGGGGTTCATTGAACCAGAGAACGGTCTGGTCTGGTCGCAGGCGATCGACGGTGGTGCTTGGTCACCAGCTCAGCTGACTACGGATCTTGATGTCACATTCAAACTAGGTCCTGACATCGTTGCACGCGTTGGGTATCGTGCGACGCTAACCTCCGGCGACGGTACGATCGCTGTCACAGCTACGACACACCCCGACGGTGACTACAACAGTCAGCGCATTGCGGTAACGCTAACCAATGACGGCACGACTGCCGTAACGGTGCAGTTCACGTATACCTACCTGACTGATACTGGAATCATTTCTACCGGCGTTAGCTCGACGGTTGGTGCTGCCAGCGGACTGAGCGTCTTCATCGGTCAAGTCTTTCTACGTAAGGGGTCAGCACCTACCGAACCAATTAACGACGATGGCTCGTACAACTTCTCGACTAAAACACTTACGGCGCCTTCAATAGGCGGCGGCTCAGCGGATGACTGGTTCACAGCAGTCCCAGCCGGCTCGAATCCACTCTATGTCTGCACTGGTAACTTCCAAGTTGTCGGGCAGACTGGTACCGACAGCACAGTAGACTGGACAGCACCAGTGGTGCTCGCGAGTGACGGGGCCGATGGCAGCGATGGCAGCGATGGCAACAGCACATTTGTCGGTAGCGTCTATTTGCGCAAGTCCTCGTCGCCGACGGAACCGGTCACCAACGATGGCAGTTACAACTTCTCAACTGGTGTACTGACAGCGCCATCGACAGGTGGTGGTTCAGCAGACAACTGGTCGACTACGCCGCCTGCTGCTGACGGTAACCCGCTCTACGTGTCCGTTGGTCTGTTTGAGATTAACGGTACCAGCGGAACCGATAGTACGGTTGACTGGACAGCACCCGCTGTGGTTCTGCCTGATTCAGGATTCCGCGACATCATATTCAAACGCAGCGCAACAGCACCCTCGACTCCGACCGGGGACGGTACACCGTCTGGCTGGTTCAATGCGGTCCCGAATGGGACCGATACTGTGTGGTCGTCAACCGGATCCAAGAACTCAGCCGATGAGCTTATTGGTGCCTGGTCAGCTCCGCAGCTAGTCCAGGGCATGGTCTACCGCGGTGCTTACGCCGCCGGCACAGCTTACCTCGTGCATGACGTCGTGGCTTACAACGAGCGCACGTACATCTGTGTACAAGCCGGCACTGGCAACGCGCCGAGTGGAACGAACTCAGCGAACTCATACTGGGATCTGATCGCTGGTAAGGGCGACACCGGGGATCCACCGACGACGTTCACAGAGACGATCGCGATCACAGGCTCTACCGGAGTTAATCTCCGCAACCTCGCCGACAACCACACACCAGCATACGATGGTATCGCCGACGCGACGATCACGTTCACGATCGGCAACAGCATCACACTCTCTGGCACAGCGGGCGGTGGCGGCAGCGGCAACGCTGGGCACGCCGTAGACACTGGTACATGGCCAACCGGCGCGACCATCGCGCTTACGCTCGAGAATGATGGAGTGATCCGTGGTGGTGGTGGTGGTGGTGGCGATGGCGGTAGTCCCTTCGTCAGCATAAACGGACAAGTCGGTGGTGATGGCGGCGACGCTATTTACTGCCAGGAAGATCTCACGGTCGATAATAGCGTCGGGTCAGGCGGCACGATTCAGGCTGGCGGTGGTGCTGGTGGCGGTGGCGGTGGCGCAGAGTATCCAGCCAGTGAGCCCATCGAGCGTGGTGGCGGTGGTGGCGGTGGTGGCTTCCCGAACGGTGGCTTCGGCGATGGTGGTGCTGGTGCAAGCTCGGGTGCCAATGGTAGCGCAGGCACAGGCGGAGGCGGTGGTGGTGGTGGCGCTGGTGCGGGCAACGCTGGCAACGGTGGTGCTGGCGGTAACGTCAACGTGGTCGGCACAAGCGGCGGCAACGGCACTGGTTCACATACGAATGGCTCCGGCGGATCAGGCGGAGCGAGGGGATACGCATTGCGTAAAAATGGCCATACGGCTACAATCACAGGCGGTACCGTAACTGGTACTCAAGGTTAATCACAAGAGGATAGAAAGATGGGTGAATTTTTAGCAGGCGCAGCAGTATTGGCATTCGCAGTTTTCTTATACGTGAAGCTTTCGAAGAAGAAATCAGGCGGCACAGGCACATCGGGTGGCCCAAGCGGTCCACCGAACCCCGACGTACACAAGAAGTAGCAGCCCCAGGTCAGCCCATATAGAATGGGATGATCACTATGGATAGCCTTGCGCACAAGGAAGTGCCTTAATGCCCTCAGGTACCCAAGACGGCGGGAAAATGACCGTGTCTTCGGACGGTAAGCGGTCTGCTGATACGGACATCAGTATCAATGACGTACTGAGGGAGTCGTTCCTGTTTCAGGCGCCTGACCAGTTGATGGCAGACGCGAAGCTGGCCGAACGTCTTATCAAGCAGGGCCCAATGGCCCAACGTCAACGCTCGATGATCGAGTCGCTTGGCGAAGAGCGTAAGATGTTCGGTGGGTTGGCTGAGCGCTTCGAGCGTGACGCGAACAACATCGCACCCGAACAACGCAAGCTGCGTGCCGCTGCTTCTTCAGCTTCGGCCCAGAGTTTACGTGACCGGGGTGCGGGCACAAGCGCGGCTGGCACTCTACGTGAACAGCTGCGTACTGCAAAGGCACGCCAAGGTATTATCCAACGCGGCGACGAGGCGATCAGAGGTCAACGACTGAAAGACCGACTCAGCTTCGTTCGTAATAACCTGCAGCGTCGCAGTGGCGCTCTCAACTTGGCAGGTCAAGGACAACAGATCGCAGCCGGCGTTAAACTCAACGCGCAGAATGTTGGTGATTCAGTCAACGCCGCGCGAGCTGGTGCTGTTGGTGGTGCTCTCGGGTCCTTCGCTGGTATCATGAAGGGTAACAAGGATGATAACGGGTCGTTCTTTGACTTCGGCAAGAAGAATTCTTCTGGCTTAGTGGATGGCAGCCGCGACGGTGGTATTCTCAGTTCCAGTCACGGACCAATATAATGGGCATTCCACTCATAGGATCACTGTTCAAGAGCCAGTTCGATTTCAAGAACTTGTCACCTGACCTCATTGGTACGTCGGAAGGGCGCATCGATCCGCGTAAGCGCATGACAGAAAACGACATACGCAAGCGCCGCAAGGGGAAGAAGAACCGCAAACGATTCGGTGAGTTCGAACCGATAGATCCAGGCAGGGAGCTCGAGCTCCGCGGTTTCAACGAATTCCAAGAAGGTCGTCGTCGCTCGAAGCGGGCGAACGATGCCATAGAAGCGCAAGCCAACCAAGTTGGTTTGGCTGACGCTCTCGTCGAGTCCGGTGAGGACGTCGATGCGACGTTCGATAACGCTGAGGGACAGCTCGCCCGACGACAGAAAGGTCTGGGGCTGCGTTTGTCTGAACGCCAACGTCGAGGCCAGACGAGGCAACTCGGCTTGGCACGTAACCTTGCCCGGGCAGAAGGTGCAGGGGACACACGGCGCGGCTTCTCCAAGAGAGCGCAGAACGTCGGTAAGGCAGCAGCCGGCTTTGAGAACGAATTGTTCGCAGCTGAGAACGCGAGCCTGACGCAGCTGTCGGTAGCGGCCGCTGAACAAAAACAACAGAATGACAAGGCTATTGCCAAGCGTGAGAAAGATCGTATGGGCTTCGCAGGCGGAATCATAGGCACAGTCGCATCGTTCTTCTCGTCTGAGGAATTGAAGGACGACCATGGTGCGGAGAAGAAGCTCCTTGATAAGTTGAAGAAGGTTCGCATCAACCGCTGGAATTACAAGGGTGACGACAAGACACATGTCGGCCCGTTCTCAGAAGAATTCAACAGAGAGTTCGGCATAGATACCGATCGTCCGGACAAGATCAACGTGATTGACGCCTTGGGTGTTACGCTTGGTGCAGTCAAAGAACTAAGTGAGCAAATCAATGGCTAGCGGATCCAGCAACGCCTTCATGCAAAACTTCATGATGGGCTTCTCGTTCGTTGATAACATCAATTCACGGAAGCGCAAAGAACGACTGCTTGAGCAGCGTCTGAAAGACGATCAGGAAGAGCGGTTGTTCCAACGCGGACGTCAGCTCAAGACCGACGCTCAGCGCGATACTCTGCTTGCCCGTAACGAGGAAGACCGTCAGGACCGCATAGCGGACGAAGAGAAAGAAGAGGAAGGCAACGGCTTCGCAGCCGATCCCAATTCTTCTGACGATGATCTCATCCGCACCGCGCCTTGGTCAGCAGCAGCACGTGCTGAGCTCGAGCGCCGCCGCGGCAAGGCCGCTGTAAGAGATGCCATTGCGGCAGCAGGAACGATCCCCACGGCCGGCCAAGCAACTCAGTCACAGGGTGCTGGGTCACCACGCGGACAGTCACTCAGTGAAGCAGTTGCTGAGCCAGCAGCCAGAGCAGTCGATGGGCCAGGCAATGCGCCGGGTCTGCCGAGCATGACTGATGAAGAGCGGGTTATCCATGACGACGCATTCGGTCTCTCTGATCCGGAAGGGTTCGCAGCATCACAAGGCCCGTCCAGCGTCCGTCAGGTTACAGAAGAGGACATCGAGGCATTCGATCCGGAGTTCCAAGAGAAGGGTTTCGCTGGTCGTGTCGCGGAAGGCATCACAGGCAACGTACAACAGGTCACCAGCGGTGTTGGAAACATTGCAGAAGCAGCTGTCGGCGCAACGCACCCGAGGGGCTCAGTCCAGCGCGAAGTTATCTCACCCGGCCCGCGCGCGGCAGGGGCTGCGTTTGCAGGCGACGCATTTATCACCGACGAGTTCGTCAGTAAGACAGAGTTCGACCTGATCACTGACCCAGAGGAGCGCGAGGCAGTACGCACGCGCAACGAGGAACTCATCACCGAGCAAAAGGCTCGTGCGAGGAACCCAAATCGTTTCGCCCTCTCCCGGCCGATTACCCGACAAGGGGCTGTAAGAGAGGGCGGCGAGCTTGCACGTGACGACGCACTCCGCTACCAGAACCAGCAGGTATCGAAGTACGAAGAGTTCCTCGAAGGTTCCGGCGGAGCG